GGCAAAGCTCCAACCATTTCAGTCCTTAAGACCTTGTTAGGTGTGACTGATGCAATCGCGTCAATAGCGGTGCTCAAACGCAGCTGCACACCTTCCACGTCATATGTCATGCCTGAAATCATCCAGCACTCAGCCGTCAATGTTCTGTTCGCAAGAGGAACAAAAGTTTCTGCATCCATTAAGACCGTAAACACCTCAACGCTGTAAGAATTCTGGACAAACTCATGAGCACGAGACAAGCTCAACTCATTCACTGCAAGCGTCAAAAAGCTTTCTAGGTTGTCGCCAGCGTTGCTCTTGGTGGCACCGTTGTAAATAAAAGGCAGATATGGGTATGAGAGCGAATCAGTGCTCCCATCAAAGCAACTCGCCTCATCAGGCTGGTAAGAAATATTGGCATCAGTCTTGCTGTTCTGAAATAGGTATCGCTGAACGTTGTTGGTGTCGAAGACCCTTATAAACGTAGTGATCGCTTGAATCGTCATAATGCAACCCTGCTACGAATGCTGCGCTTATTCACAAGGTCACTGTAGACATTGCGTCGACCAAGCTCTGCGCCACGCTTAGCAGCCTGTGTCATGCCCTGTTCAAACTCAGCAGCAGTCACATAGTCGACATTGTTGATGCGCTCGACGTTGTATCGCACATCAAGCGCTGCGCTGCCGCCACCCATTCCACCAGCAACAGGCATTCCATCGGCATCAGTCATTTGGCCTGGTGCGACACCATTCCGTGAGTAACGCGACATCGCGGCATTCATCCGTGATGCGCCAGTGTTCTCAACGCCAAGCCTTCCATCAGGACCACGACGTAATGGGAGAATCGCTTCTGGTCCGGCTTCACCCATGAGCCCAAACTTTCCAGTACCTCCAGCCGCATAAGGGAAAATCGTAGGAGAATTTACGAGCCCTCCTTTCGCAAAAGGCACGATGCCGTTTTGAGTAAATGCATTGCCTTTGGCGCTTCCTAAGAATGACATGCCTGGCATGCTCTTTAAAATATTGAACATTGCAGCCTTCAGGAATATCTTGCTTAAGTCAGACAAAACTGATCTGGCAAAATCTTTGAAATTAGCCTTGCCTGTAGTAATAAATTCGTGCAGTTTGTCACCAAGGCCGTCGAAAGCCCTCGCAGCAGCATCGCCAAGATTCCCGAATAGATCTCCCATCGACTCAATGCCTTTTTTGAATCGATCTTTGAACAGATCCATTCCCTCCTTTGCAGGCTGATTTAAAGCTTGTACGGCTTTTTCGATTTTTTCTCTTAGCTCATCAGCCTCTATCACTCCCTCTTTTATGAGAATGTTGAACTTCAACATCAGCTCGTTGACTTGTATTTGAGCTTGAGCTTGCTTTAGCTGCTCGTCAGTAAATAGACCCGACTCGCCACTAGCTTTGGTGAGTAGTTTGTTCAGGTCAATTTTTGCTTTTGCAATACTATTGTTTGTCCTTAGCTGCTTTTGCTCTATCGCATTGATTTGGTTTTTCTCTCTAATTTCAATTTCAACCAATTTGACTCTTTTCTTTTGGGTTGGCAATGTTTGCGCAGCAATTCGCGCAAGTCTTGCCTCTTCTGCGATCATCTCCTTGGTCAAGACAATTCCACGCTCACGATTTCTTAGCGCTTGAATTTGCGCTGTGGCAGTCGCTTCGTCGATATCTTTTGATGCCGTTAGATCTAAATCGCCAGCCCCAGGCAGGCCTTTTCCTGGACGTGCTTGTTTTATGTCCCCCCTAAGTCTTCTCATCGCAAGCAAGCTTGACCGCTCTTGGCCCATTTGTTGCAATTGCCTTGCAAGCTGATCCCTTTCAAAAATTAAAGCCCTCGCATCTCCTCCCATTGCCGCTGCGCCACCTAAAAGGTCAGCAGGTTTAGCGAGCTGCTCTCTGCGAATATCAGAATTAAGCTCAAGGAGTTTTTCGTTGCCCTGCTGAATGTTTTTATCTAGCAGCGACAACCTCTTCTCGTCACTTATGCCTAAGAATTGATCAAGAGCGTCTGCCGCATCAGCAATAGCCTGAATGATCGCGCCAAAAACTTCTTGGAATGCCGCGCCAATTGGAGTCAAAAGACGCCCAACCGACTCATTCATATTTGAAAGAGCGACCGAGAGACGATCGCCAGCAGCTTCAGGACTTTTTGCAATAATTTCTGCGGTAAGACCGTACTTTTTGAATATCTCCTCTGCAAATTTTTGGAAATCAGCGAGGCTGACCTCGCCTCTCTCCAAAGCCTTGTCTAGCTCTTGCGGAGTTTTGCCGATCGATGAAGCAAAAAGTGTAAACGCACCTGGCAATCTTTCCCCGATTTGTTGCCTCAATTCCTCGGCGCTAACCTTACCTTTTGAGAACACCTGAGATGTAGCAACAAGCGCAGATCTCACGTCCTCCAAAGATCCACCGGTCGCTCTAACAGATGCAACAATGCCATTGAATGCTGTTTTTGTGTCCTCTATGTTTCCGCCTGCGCCTTGCACAGAGGCTTGCAATCTTGTAAATTGCTTTGTAATAATTTCTTGAGGTATCGCGAACCTTTTAGAGGTTTCCTCAATGAATTGCAAAGACTGGTCGTATTCCTGCTGGCTAGTAGTTACGCCTTTCAACGCAATACGGAGCTTTGCAAGATTTGCTGAGTATGCAGCAGTAGCTCCAAGCGCTTGCCTAAAACCGCCAATTTGTGCGCCAATAGCGCCACCAACAGCAGCGCCCACAGGTCCGCCTGCTAAAGCGCCAATGCCAGCGCCAACTGCGCCTTCAGGTCCGCCAAAAACACCAGCAGCAGCTACCGCTCCAATGCTTTTAGCAGCTCCAACAAACCTGCCACCAGACTTCTTTCGACCTTCAGCTTTTTGCAGCTCCTGACTGTATTTGCCGATATCAGCTGTTAACTGCTTGAACTGAGCTGAGCCAATTTGAGCCTCGTTTCTAAGGCCTCGTAAAGCGCTGATTTGCGACTGAATTGTATTGATATTTCTTTTGCCTGCTGTGTCGAAAGCCTTTATTCGATCACGGACCTTGCTTATCCCTTGAGCATCTAGCTGTTTTGATGCACTGGCTAAGCCTCGAAAAGAAGACTCAAGCTTTTTGACAACCGCACTAGCATTGGCATCCGTGACCTTAAGGGCAATCTTGATGTCTTCAAGCGGACTTGCCATTTGAGCGCTTCCTCAGTTCGGTTAGAGCTGTCGCCTCCATTACCTGAAGACGCTCAAGCACGTCAGTGCGATTCTCCACATTGTAGAGGTCAAACAAGCCCCCGGAACACAAGAAAACCTCATACTTCAGGCCGACCAGACCATCCATCGAGACGTTCCATTGCGTTTGGATGCGCAAGAACATCTGAACCGTTTCCCAGTTCTCCTCCCAAACCTCAAAGTCCACAGGCTCATCAGCCTTAGGCTTTGGCAGGCTCAATCCAAACGCTGCTGCATCGTCTTGGGTCTTGTCATCGACCTGTTTGCCGCCAGAAGCCCAATAGATCGCAGCGTCTTTTAGTTTCCCACTTCGGCCTCAGAGTAGGTGCTGGTGTAGGCGTTGAGCACAGACTTCAACCAGTCGACATCATCAGCAAACTCTTTCAGCATGGATTTGGAAAAAGCTAGAGGCTCTCCGTCTTCCTCGATGCCTTCCCAGCCAACCATAATTTTTTCAAGGAATGGCAGTCCTGACGCATCACCCATTTTCTCAAGCTCAGACATCTTGACACGCTTGAAAATGGCGATGAACTCAGATGTCTCAAACTGCCCAGGACGATCTGAGCTTGGCTCCTTCACCTGAACAGGCCATTTGAAAGTTTTATTCTTCTTGCGTACAAAAGCCATTTGGTAATGAGATAAGCCGGCTCAGCATACACAAAAAAAGGGAGCCCGCAAAGGCTCCCTCTCGACGCAGCTCTTTTAAATGTTAGGTGTAAATCAGGTCGAACTCAGTGTTAGTTGCAGCGTCAGGGATGCAGGTGTATGGGATCTCAAGCATCGCAATGCCATCCGAGTCGCCGTATGACACATCGCCAATATCCACCTTGGAAGAGGTGAACTGAACGATGTTGCCTGCAGTGCCGCCATGTGTGAACTGAAGGTTCCCCAAAGCAGCGTCATCATCCACAGCAGCCGCAAAGTAGTCCTTCGTGCCAAGAGCAACAGCTTCAATAGAAACTGAACCAGAAGCAGCGCGATCGGTGATAAGGACCTCCTTGGTCCCCCCAACCAGCTCGCGATAAGTGATTGCGTTGCCTAGGTCGAACGAGAAGCTCTGCAAAGCGCCGGCATAAGACAGCAGCTGGAAGCTGGTTGTGTTGCCGTTCTTGAAAAGCAGAGGATCGTCCTGATTGGCGTAAGTCGGCGTCAGGATTGCGGTGTCGTCAGGAGCGTTGTAAATGCCTGTAAAAGTGAAATCCAGCGTTGGGATCTCACCAACGGCGGCGGTTAAAGCCACACTGCCCCTGCAGCCAGTCATCTTGTGACGAACACCATCAATGTTGTAGTGAATGGTGACTGAAGAGAAGCTTGCGCTGACTGGCTCGTATTTAACAGAAGTGTTGGCAACCACAGTCTCAGAAAGCCCGCAAGCCTTAAGAGCCTTGCCGTACTGAGGAGCAGTTCCTGCCGTACCAGAGCCAGCAAGCTCAACACTAAATGTGCATTCAACGCGGGTGTTGGCCAAGAGCTGTTGAGAAGCTCCGAGGTAAGGGCGAATCAGATCGCGACTAACAACATCACTGCTCTGTGGAGTGATGCTTAGATCCCTTACGAGAACGGCGTCTGCTCCGTCCGGAGTTGGATCCGTCCCGTAGCTTGACTCCGTCTCGATCACGATCAGGCGTTTGCGTAGTAGCAGTGCCAT